GTTCGGCTCGTAGTCGTTCTGCAGGATGGCCTTGTTGGTGCCGTAGTAGCTGAAGACGTTGTCCTGGATTCGCTCCATCTCCTCGGAGTCGATGACGTAGGACTGGTTCTTGACCTGCTCGACGCTCGAGAACGTCTGGTCGTAGACCAGGATGCCGCCGTCGTTGTCGATGCCGAGATTGGACTCGACGAAGCGCTTGCGCTTCTTGTCGAGCTCCTTCTCGTCCATGCGCGAGGACACCTGGCCCATCCAGCGGACACGCGCGCCAGCCTTGATGGCTGATTTCTGCGCCTCCACCTGGGCTTTCATGAGGTCGAGGGTGGACGCCGGGGCCATCTCGGTGCCGAACACGTCGCTCTTGAACTGGTAGCGCGTCAGGAACGCGACGTTGCGCAGCTCGATGCAGTGCGACGGCTCGGTGTCGTCCCCGGCGGTGTAGAACTTGACCCACGGCTCGCCGTAGAAGTCCACCAGCTCCGCGTAGTCGTACATGAGCGGGTAGATGCCGGAGATGGTCTGCAGGTCACGCGCGTAAGCGGGAACTATGGCGCACGTGTTGAGCGCGTCGGTGAGCGTGGCGCACCTGTAGAGGAACTGGGGCCATGTCATGACCTCGTTGGGCGTCGTCTTGATTATCCGCTCGATGTTCTTGTGAGTCCCCTCGTAGGAAGGGTCGAGCTTCGAGCATGCGGTGGCGAAGCGGTCGATGCAGGCGCGGATTAGCTCCTGCTCGTACACGCTGCCGCTGAAGGTGGTCGAGATCGGATTAGGCTCGGAAATCGTGGAGAACGGATTGCCGAACTGCCCGCCGACCGCCTGCCTCTTAGGCCAGTATAGTCTTTGCCATAGTCCCATACCCTAACTGTACCAGCTTCGGTACAGCTACGGCTGTAGCGTCTTTCGACACCCCTACCCGGAGATGATGGACTGGTAGTCGTCCCACTTGTCGGAGAGGACCGTGTACGCGCACAGCTCGGCCACGAAGCCGTCGATGCGGAACTTGGGCGAGTTCATCTTCTTGTCGGGTTGGATATTGCCGTTAATATCGGGCCTGACCTGCACGTTCATGCGGCAGAACTGGTTGACGGGGTTGTCGTCGTCAATCACGCGGCCCGCCTGGTACTCGGCGCGTATCTGCTTCATCGGCTGCGAGAGCGTGATAGCGCCCTGGCGTATCTTGTGGCAGTTCTGCTCGCCCACGAACGCCTGAAGCTCGCGGAAGGTCGAGTCGTCGACGTGCCACGGGTCGAAGCCGACCGCGTAGATGTATATGCCCATCTCCTCCTCGATCTCCTGGAACCAGTCGAGGAACACGCGCTTGTCCACCTTGTTGCCGGGGTACGTGCGCATGAGGTCGCGGGCTATCCACTGGCGGTACGGCACGTCGTCTCGCTCGCGGTTCTTCTCGTCGGTCACCTCGAAGACGGCCTCGGGGATCCAGTACATGGACCGCTCGTAGATGCACGGGTCGTCCGGGCGCATGAGCAGCACCTTCGCGGCGTTCAGGTCGATGGTGTCTGCGGCGTCGAAGCCCGCTATGCCGTACCTGAAGCCCATGTCCTTCCAGCTCGGCACCTTTGTCCTGTTCACGCACTCCTCGATGCGCAGCCACGCACACGACTGGTTCTGCGGGACGTTGAACTCCTTGGTGAGGACGGTGGGCAGGTAGCTCGGGTCCTGCTTCGCCTTGTTGACCTGGTCGCGGAGGTAGTCCTCCTTCTTGATGGTGCCGAGGCCGGGATTGGCCTTGGGCCACATTTCCTCCTGGAGGTACTCGTCGCGTTCGTCGAGCTCGTAAATGAACGGCAGCAGCGTGTCGTCGTCCACCTCCCCCGCGAGCCAGCGGGCGGCGTAGTCGTACTCGGAGTCGAACACGTTGTTGCGCACGAAGCCGTTGGTGGTGATGAGGAACATCATGGGGTTGTCGCGCGAGCCGGTGCCCTGGCGCACGAGGTCGAATACGTCGCGATTCACGAGCGCTGCAACCTCGTCCACCACGCCGAGGTGGACGTCCAGGCCGTCGAGGTGGCTCGTGTTCGACGACAGCGGCGTGATGTAGCCGAGGTTCGAGTCGTTGATGATGCCGTCCTGCGCGCGCTCCTTCACGATGCCCGTGCGGAGCAGCTTCTTCATGCGCTTGGACAGCTTGAACATGCGGACCGCTGCGCCGTAGCCGAGCGACGCCTGGTCCTTCGAAGTTGCCACGTTGTAGATCTGGGGAGCGCCCTCGCGGTCGGCGATGAGCATGTAGAGCTCGAGCGCAGCAACGGTTGTCGTTTTGCCGTTCTTCCTGCCTATGACGATGAGGATGTTCTTGAACTGGCGGTTCCCGTTGTCGTCCACGAAGCCGAACGCCGTCTGGATGTACGCCTTTTGGAACGGCTCAAGCTCGATGTGCTTGCCGATCCTGCCCGACGGCACGTAGCATTCCGTCTCGATGAACTTGACGGGCCTGTTGCCCGCCTCGTAGTCGAAATGCCATTTCTTGTAGCCGTTCTCGAAGCGCGGCTGCATGATATGCGCGAGCGCCTGTATCTTCGCGCATGCGACGATCTTGCCGTCCACCACATCCTGGAAGTACTGCTCGGCCTCGGATATATGTCGCTTCGGCCTAGCCCTTGCCATTCTTGTTCTTCCAGATGCGCTTCTCGTGCAGCTCGAGAACGTTGTCCCAGCTCATGTTACGGTATTTCTCCGTGTACTCGTGATTGCGCCAGTAATCGGCGCCGTCGCCCGCGAAATGGCGGATGCGCGTCACGTTGGTCGGCGCGGTGAAGCGGTTGACGTTGTACTCGCTCGGCATGTCATGGATGTGGCCCTGGCAGAGGAAGCTGTACACGTCCTGCATGTCGTTGAGGTAGGCATGCCAGTTCAGGCAGTCCACGATTTCCTGGCATTTGCCGTTGCGCAGCATATCCAGGTTATGCAGCATGACGCCCACGTTGCAGTAGACCATCCACTTGAACGTGGTCACCACCTCGCGGGATGCGGAGAAGTAGCAATCGTCTATCGGCATGTTCCAGATATCCGAAACGTTGCGGATGCAGATCGCGTCGGCATCGAGCGAGAGGATGCGGCTGAGGCCCTTGAACTCGTCCATGAGCGCGAGGGGCGCGCGCATGAGCGCCATGTGGGACGCCCACCCGCGGTAGTTCGGGGAATCTGGCGGGAAGAACTCCTGGTCCGACACGTCCACCGTCTCGCAGATATCGGGAAGGTCGAGGTCGGCCTCGCCATCGGTGAGCATCCAAACCTTGTCCACGTCGCTGTTCGCAACGAGCGACTTCGCCGCCGCAACCATGTCGATGTACAGGTTCTTCGTGCAAGAGTAGAGCGCGTGCTTTTCCATGTTTGCCCCCATCAGCTCGTAAGGAATGTGAGTATCGCGATCTCTTTCCAGATCGAGTAGGCGAACACGCCAACCACGGCGGCCGCGACTAGCAGCACGCCGACGATCCTCGCGAAGAACACGACCACGTCGTAAGCCGCCTCCAGCATGGTAATGCCGTTCTCCCCGCTATCGGGCATGAGGTCTTCCCACTCGTCGTTCATTTGAGATCGTCCTCCGCGGGCGAGTAGCGCTCCACGAAGCGCTGGCACTCGTTCCACGCCTGTATCGCGCGGTTCTTGGTGCCGAACACCGCGGGGATGGAATGCCCCTCGTCGCATTCGACGCCGTAGAGCGTGCTCCTGCCCTTGTCGTCCAGGTACACGGACTCGGCGTGGGAGCCGCATATCGAGCAGTCGAAAATCTTCATCGACCTCGCCTTTCGTTGCCTTGGTAACAAATTTCTCTTGCCTCGTTCATCGACAGGATCCCGCTTGCGACCATGCGCGCCAGCTTGTCCGACATAGTCGGCCTGTTCACTACGAGATACGCTTCACCATCTGCGTAAAACGTGATCGTCTCATGGTCCACCAGGTCATTGACGGCGACCATGGTGCCGCAATACTCGCATGTCAGGGACGTTATCGGCGCGCCGCAGTTAGGACAGTTGGTCACAGCAGACTCCTTATCAGGTCGCACACGCGCTCGGTGGAATGCCCGTCGCAGGCGCCAGCCGCGAGTTGGACTTGATATCTCGGACCTTCCTCGTGAACGCCTCTTCGGCTTCGTTGTGGCATATCGGGCACAGCATCGGCCCGACCACGCTCCATTCCTCCACGACCTCGAGCCTCCCGTGCTCTCCGACCTTACGCACCCTGACTTCGTGCTCGAAGATCACTGGCGTCCTGACGCCGCATGCGGCGCATCTGTACGTCTTCCTGCTCATAGCAATCCTCTCGTCGTCGAGTAGTACGGCTCGCCGTCGCTGTAGAAGATGACTTCCTCCTGGCCGAACACCTCGTAAGCGCCGACCGCCAGCTTCGCTTCGATCCCGTCTAACCAATCGTGGTGCTTTTTCTCTTCAAACCACGTGTCGCAGTAAGCGCAATGCAAGCCGCCTTCGTAGCAAAGGTTTGCGCCGCAGTTAGGGCACTTCCTCGCCGATACCATGGACATGAGGTGATGGTATGCCTTATCGCTCACAGCAGGCTCCTAATCAGGTCGCATACCCGCTCTGTGGAATGCCCGTCGCACGCGCCCGCGACCGTGGCGATGCACTCGCGCTCGACGTCGGTCATTCCGTTCTTGGCCGCCGCCCTGAGCATCGCGACGAGCGCCTCCTCGTTTCCCTCGGCGTAGAGCCAGCGCGAGCTGTAGAAATGCGGGTACGGGTGGTACATGCCGCGCTTCGAGAGGTACTCGTCCTGGTCGTCGACGGTCAGCACGGACGGCTTGCCGAGCAGGTACGCGTCGAACATGATCGAGCTGTAGTCCGTGAGCAGCACGTTGCAGCTCCTCAACGGGTCGTAAGACGGGGAGTCGGGCGACAGCTCGGCGATATGCCTATGGAGGAACCAGCCTGGGACGAGCGGGTTGGCGGTAAGGTAGTGCCTCTTCACCAGCATGAGCTCGTCGTCGTCAAGCAGGGAATCCACCCTCCCCCAGTTTATGCTCGGAAGCCTGCCCTCGTAGTCGTTGCGGAACGTTGGCGCGTACAGGTAAACGCGCTCCGGGTTTCTCCCTAAAAACTCGGGACGCTCAAACTTCTCGTTGAAGTATGCGTCCGTCCTCGGCATGCCGAGCGGCAGCACCTTGCTCTCGACGATGTTGAACTGCTTCGCCACGATGGGCACGCCAGCCTCGGAGGTGGCTATCGCGAAATCGATCTGGTCGGCTGCGGCCTGGTCGTACCACGGCCTGTGCTTCTCATCGGCCCCGTACAGCTTGTCGCCGGTTATCCCGTGGCCGATGTTGATCGATCGCACGCGGCGCTTGTGCTCGATGTAGGTCGGCAGGCAGTCGCACACCACGACCGCATACCCGTCGTCCTCCGCGGTGCGCATGGAGTGCGAGCCGAGGCGGAACGACTTCTCGCCGTCGTACATGTTCCATATGGCGGTGAGGTTTTCACAGCGTTCGAGCGGAAGCTGCGACACGAACAGGACGTTCCCCAAGTTGTCCACCTACTTGTCCACCGACGCCAGGTAGTG